ACCGATCAACTTGAGTATTGGTATCACAACAGCACAGATCATATCTTAGTCTTCACTACATATCATTCATTACATAAGATACAGGAGTCACTTGATATTGAAGTTGATACTATCTATTTTGATGAGGCACATAATTCAGTTCAGAAAAACTTTTTCCCTGCTACTGAACATTTCTCTCATCTTGCTAAAAGATGTTACTTCTTTACCGCTACACCAAAGCATAGTCGTTCGCCTGTCAAAGCGGGTATGAACTGGCCAGAGTATGGTAATGTATTATGTCAAGTGCCTGCTCCACAGTTAGTTAAAGAAGGTTACATATTACCACCTAAAGTAGAAGTTTATCAATCAAGGATACTACATAAAGATGAGTTAGTCGCTGATCGTGATTGTGAACAAATGATTGACTCGATTGATAATATATGTAAGAATAAGGTATTGATATGTGCTAAGTCAACTAAACAAATCATTGCTCTACTATCTCAAACAGATTTCATTGAAGAGTTAGCAGAGCGTGGTTATTCATGGTTGACTATCACATCTAAAACTGGCGCTATCGTAGATGGCGAAAAGGTTGATAGAGAAGAGTTCTTTAATACTCTTAATGCTTGGGGTAGAGATACAACTAAAAAGTTTGTAGTTCTACATCATAGTATTCTATCTGAGGGTATCAATGTCAATGGATTGGAAGCAGTTCTATTTCTAAGAAGTATGGACTACATAGGTATAAGTCAAACTATTGGACGTGTAATACGTCTAGGAGACGCCACAAAGACGTTTGGTTTAGTTTGCATACCTGTCTATAGCAAAGTAGGAATTACTACTGCTCGCAAAGTTGAAGCAGTTGTTGATACTGTATTCAACAAAGGCGAACCAGCAATCTCAATAGTAAACAATTAGTCAAATGAAAGATCAAGCTTCAGTTGGGGAAGAAACACCAGCTATCAAATATGATAGAGCATTATCTCTATTCACAGAGTCAGTTATGAAACCTGACCACGATTTGCGTGGTTGTGCTCATAATCAAGGTTGTTATGAACAACTCATGGAAATAAGACAACACGTTTTAGATTATCTTAAAACATTAAAAGAAGTCACACATCACACAAATGCTGATGAGAGTGACGAGATAGAAACTGAGAAATTAATTGAAACTAAAAGAGTTTATACTGAGAAGGAGTATTGGGAAGGCAAAGTGCCTGATGATCAATTTGAATCATACCTAAACAAGTATGGTTATGAGTATACACCTGTGACAGTTGATAAACCTACACACAGAGCTCGCCATTCTGACTTAGATGCTCTATAATGACAATGGGGAAACAAAATCATCTTAGTTATGATTTTTGTTTCTCGCACCTTATTATACATAATCATGGACAACAAAACGAAAACTAGAGAAGAGTGCATTACTCTAATTGAAAACTACTACTGTCAACGATTAACTGATCTTGTAGATATGAAAATGTTTGACGATGCTCATGCCATTTATGAGGAGTTTGCTGTTGATGTTGACAATCCTGTCGAGTGGTTTTTTCTTGCAGATGTTGAAGATGATGACACAGAAACTCTATCCATTGATGATCAAACAAATAGATGAAAACTGCATTGATTACTGGTGGCGCTGGATTTATAGCACACCACTTGATTGGACAGATACTTGAAAAGACAGAGTGGGAAATAGTAAGTCTGGATAGATTAGATTATAGTGGTAACTTGAATCGTTTGCACGATTTGATGATGACCTTTGAACCAGAGGTACGAAAGAGAGTAAAGATAGTTCATCATGATTTAAAAGCAGAACTTAATCCACTAATCCGTAGCGACATAGGAGAAGTTGATGCAGTTCTACATTTAGCAGCAGGGTCACATGTTGATCGTAGCATTGACTATCCTATGGAGTTTGTACTGGACAATGTAGTTGGAACTTGTAATATATTAGAGTTTGCAAGGACTTGTAAGAACCTAGAAAGATTCATATATTTCAGCACAGATGAGATTTTCGGGCCAGCACCCAACGGAATTAAGTATAAGGAGAACGATAGATATAATTCTACTAATCCATATAGTGCAACAAAGGCAGGGGGAGAAGAACTTGCAGTAGCATATCAGAATACATATAATCTTCCTGTATTCATCACACATACAATGAATGTCTTTGGAGAGAGACAGCATCCTGAGAAGTTTATCCCTATGTGTATCAAGAAAGCAAGGGATGGAGAGTCAGTTACAATTCATAGTGACAGTACAAAAACTGTACCAGGTTCCAGACATTATATTCATGCAGAGGATGTTGCATCAGCGATACTATTCTTAATGAATGATAAGATGATACGCAGACTACATCCAGATTATGATGCACCAACTTGGGGTAATGCAAAATGCCCTAAGTTTAATATTGTAGGATCAGAGGAACTTAATAACTTAGAGTTAGCACAGATCATAGCGGAAGCACAGGGTAAAGAGTTGAAGTATGAAATGGTTGACTTTCATTCATCAAGACCAGGACATGACTTACGTTATGCACTAAGTGGAGACAAGATGAGAGAGTTGGGGTGGACACCTGCAAAGTCAGTAAGAGATAGAATCGCACAAGTAACTAAGTGGACACTTGAGAATCAAAGATGGATTAAGTTATGAAGAAGTTTCTATTTGGTATAAGAGAATTTGCTTGGATGGTTGCAGACGAAATCGCTGATTGGTTGTATCCATATAGAAATCAACTCACACCAGAGGAGAAGTTTGAAGTCAGAGTTAAAGACCCCATGAGTGGGGAAATGTGGATGATTGAAGAACTTATACAACAGATGAATCAGAAGGTAGACAAGTTACAGGATGATATGATGTATGTAAGAGATAAACTTGCAGAACATGAGGAGAAGTTATCATTTAAAGTAAAGAAAAGATCACAGAGTCCGTCTGTATCAGGTAAGGTTAAAATGTAATCATAATAGCAAAATTCGTTTGTATAGATACTATGTAAGCGAATCAACATATTTGATGTGTAATATAACTGATAAGAAAGCAGCAAAGAGAATCATAAAGGTAGCAAAGACTAATCCAAAAATTTATTCGACAGCAGACGTATTGTATGCTAAACTAATCAAAAGACGAATTAAAAATGATAAACGATTCTCTAAAGATCAAACAGAACAATGATGGTTCATTCACAGCAGAGTGGGATAAACAAGACCCAAACTGGAAGTGGATGAATAACTTGACTACAGAAGAAATCCAATGTATAATTAAGGAAGCTATTAGGGTGGATCAACATGGATAATAACTCTTATCATTTTGGTGGATTGGATGATTGGATTGCAGATGCAATTCATTCTGGTGTGTCTGCTGATACAATTTACAAAGAGGTAGTAGGATCAATTCGTAGGCAAGTCAAACATCATAAAAATTGCTACAAGACAAGTAAAGAACTATACAAATTATTTTCAAATAGACAGTATTTTGATGTGGTTGGGGATGATCCCGACATAAATGATAAAATTAATGCAAATTCTCCATATAATGATGGTTGGACTCAACAATACTACAAAGACAAGATAAAAACAACTAAGATCAACATAGCAGTTCCAGATCATCCTGACTACACAGAGTTATGATTGAGTTCTCATATAAAAACGAACATTCAAGGATGCTCATTGTACGTTGTATAGGAGAGAATAGTTTTTATGTGGAAAAGGTAGTGCTACCCTCTGAAATTATTGCGTTTGAAGCTCCAAAAGATGCAAGAGTGGAGATATGGGGAAGTGATTTAAGTGGAGTACATATTGAACACACATTAACAGTTGGCGATCCAGTTTAATTGTGCTATGATAAAGAAGTGGTGGAGAGTGTGGGCGAAAGCTCTTGGCGAAAAGTCTGGTAAATCTGATAAGGAAGCAGACTTTATCGCTATCATCAGGACTCTAATTTTTACTCAATTAGTAATTACTAATTGTTTTATTATTGCAGGAAATATACGTCATTGGAACGATAATGTGCCTGTAGAGTCAAACCTAACAATAAATAGTAATGTAACAAGAGGAACACATTATGAAAACAATAGAAGACCATATTGATAAGGATAAACATCTTATCGAAGACCCTACTATTTCAGCAGCAGCGAGAAGACATTATAAAGATGAACTTCACGATTTAGAAGTTTATGCAGAACATCATAAAGAGGAAATAGAGGCAGGGGATCATCATGATCCAGACGTATTAGAATTATTTTGTGAACTACACCCTGACGAACCAGAGTGTTTAGTGTATGATGATTAAGTGAAACTTTCTATATTATGAGTGAGATTACTGTATTAAAAAAACCTGCGGAGGAAATGGATGATCTAGATCAGAAGTTTGATCTAGTTTATCTTGATCCTCCTTTTGGGTTGCAACGAGATTTTAACA